GGCATGGTCGTCAAATCTATACTGTGCGACGAAAGCTTGCCGTAATTGATAGCAATCATTTCATCTGTAATTGTAGTTGTGGAAGATTCGGTTGTAATATTAGCAATGACTGCAATAACAGCCTGCGAGCCAGTAGCGCCGTCTTGCGTCACAGCCTGCCTAATCTGAGATTCAGTTGGTGCTACTGGTGTCGCAGAGGTAGAACCATAAACAACGATTAAACCACATGATGACGGTGAGCCTGTAGTATTAGTATCTGTGGAGTTTAGTGCAATGTTGTCAGAATAAGCCACGACACTTGCAATGCGTTTATTAGAGCTTGGTGTAGTAATTCTAATAACCTGCTGACCGACAATATCAAGTGCGATCAAAAAGCCACTCGGTAATTTGCCTAGCACGACATCTGGGTTATCAGTTGTTCCTCCTACTAACACATTCATGTCAGCGACGGTGTTTCTAATAACTCCACGTCCCGAAAACAGCCCGTCAGAGTGCTGCTGTGCCCACATGTTCGCTTCATACGCACTACCCCGCCCGTTCGGACGAGAACGTAATCTAACAATTTTTCCTGGATTGGTAAAAGCCATAATTCTCCCCTTAATTGAATTACCGCAGTTTACCGTAAGCGTGACGTGATTATTTATCTGTGGTTATTATATCATTATTTTATACTTTAGTAAATTTCCCTCGCGTTGAGCCTGTAGCAATGACGCGAATATAGAAATCGACCTCCACAGCCGGCGCAACAATTCCAAGCATCACCGCCGCTTCGCCATCAGCTTGAGGTAGCTGGTAAAAAGTCATTTTGGGAAATTGTGTTGAAAAATCAGCGTTAGCTGACACCTGCGGAAATAAATCTACAAACAGAGGACCGTCTTTTGGCTTAATATCCGGAATAAATTTAATCACCACATCAATTATAGTATTTCCGCCACCGCGAACATGAAATACCTGTGAAACCTGCAGAATAAAGTCGACCAACGAAGCTGCGACTGGGTATATAACTTTTCTGGCATTATTTTCATTTTCAAGTGCTCTAATCCTTGATTCTACATTCATGCCACTTATGCTCCTATATTTTTCAACGTTAAATCACCATCAAGCATCGAATGAACAACGACATCATACGTAGTCGGCTGCCACGGATCAAGCCCATATCGATAAATCACCCACTGAGCACCATAAGCATAATTTGTGCGCCTTACACGAGAAACCGAGCCTGAACTAGCCTTCAGTTCCAACTGAGCGATTGTAGGAATTCTTTTTTTAGTGGTTAATGTCACTAAAACCCTTTCAGTGCTATTAGTAGGAACACTCCAATAGCCAGATAGCCGATTTGGTATAGTCGTGATTTTTGCGCTACGAGAGTATAGTGGAATTTTAGTCGCCGCTTGATAAAAACCTTGCTTAAGAGCCTTCGATTCGCGCTCCAGCTTATCTAACCACTTTTCAAGATTCATTGAACTCTCCTCATCGACAAAGTCCCAGCGACAGGCGATATCGCCTGCACAGTTAAGTCACAGTGGGCGCCATCGTGGTCTGGAATCCACCACGCAGATGCATCTATAATTATCGCGAATTTAACATAATCTTCACCAATCTCTTTAACCTGTGACCACCAACCATATTCTTCATCGGCGTTTGGATCTCTACCTGTCACACCTGGATATGTATGAGGATTCTGATCATGATCATACGACAGCTGCACCAGAGGCGGTTTTTTTACTCCATCAGTCCTCCGAAAAATGATTTCCCATTCCGCCGTGGCTGTTTTGTCCGGCGACAAGTACTGACTAATAAAACCACTCCAGGTGGCGGTCTGTAGATTATTTTGAGCTAGCTGTCCATAATTCAACGGTGCCGCGACCTTCTGAGATCGCTGCTCATTCTCGATTGACATTAGTCGACGCGTCGTGTTGTCATTAAACATCAATCAACTCTCCGCAAGCGTGGCGTCACAGTAGCAACGCCTTGATTATCCCAGCTCGTCTCCATCGCAATTATCCGCATCCAACCGCTGAAGTCACTGCCATCATCGTTCTCTTCCTGAAATCGAAACTCATCGCCAAGCGCCAACCCGTTATTTTCGTTAGCCGAATCGCCCCAAACGATAGGTCGCCCTACCAACTTTATCTGCGGGACCAACGAATCAAAGCTGCGCTGTGCTAAAGATTTTTGAGCATATTCTGCAACTGCCGCTTGAGATTTGAGGTTTGATTGCGTTTCATAAACTCGCCAGTAGCAGTTGTCTTGAACAGCTGCATGATTGCTAGCACTGGCAAGCTCAGCAGTATCCTCACCGGCTTCAGGATTACCAACCTGTCCATTACCAGCCACCAGCACATCACTAGCATAGTCGGCAGACTCTTCGACTGCATAACCACTCGCCCATAATTTATAGACTCCGTCGCTTGGGTATCTTATGATGATATTTTTGCGGCTGCCACGCGGTTTGAGAATATCAATAATCTGCTCGTTATGATTGTCTGGGTTGACACGAAAAACCACGTCAAATTTTCCAGTCCCCGTTTCATTATTCATTGCGTCGCACAGCGCCTTGCTAACCGTCTGAAAATCGTTATATTCGACAGTCTTCAACCTAAGCTCATTCACAATACCAAATTTCCATCTGACAGTCTCGCCAGCATTTTTCGCTCTTGTGATAAACTCGCTAATCAAGCTTTGAGCAAAGATATGTCCAGGTGTATTTGAAAAGACGCGGTGAGGTGATTTCGTGTTATTCTTGTCACACACCAAATCGCCGCTTAGCCTTGCGAAGTGTTCAAAAAACTTTAGATCTAACTGCTGATCAGACCCATAGCCGCTACGTGCCGGTCTAGTTGCTAAAAATCCAGAAAAGCGAGGTAATCCGTCCACCAAAAATACCATGTGAGTTTTGCCGACACGCAATAAAGATTCTGGGTTGTCGTCCAGTCGTATTTTTGCATGTTTTTTGAACTTGGACCAGCTAATGCTAAAAGTAAACTGATCAGCTGTCGCTGAATCTGACTCGCTTTTTAACGCCTCGCTCAGCGCTCGATTTTGAGCAAACTTATTGAAGTCGCCAATTAGCGTATCGCCAACATATAGCAATAGCTTGTGTTTTTTATCTGAATTAGCCAATGACATTATTCCACTCCAGCTCTGATGTTGTGGCTTCACCACCTTCCACATCAAATCCAACTAAATTATTTCCTGGAGCGATTGACAGCTGACCAATGACATTCCTCGAAACGATAGCACCGTTTAGTCGCGCCTCACCGGTCGAAAAATCAACAACAAGCGTCTGAGTTGATGATATGCTGCCATGATAAGTTGCCGATGTGTCTGTAGTATTATTCTGAATTGATGGATTGACGGCAGGACCTCGCAAGACCCAGACAGGATAAACCTTAACGGTCGAAGAAACAAATACACTGCTTAGCCCACCACTTGCACCAGCCCAAACCTCGCCAACTGCATCATAAACTTGCCCTTTGCTGTCCCAAACCTCACCACCAGTTGAGGCTGACACGCGACCCAGTTTTACGTTATTTGAACACACCTCATGACCACTACCGTCTTCGGAATATTCGAACAAGACTGAGTTGCCTACTTTGAATTCGGTTGAAAATGTCGTATTGCCTTCATCTGCTGGCACAGGCAAATCTAAGCTGCTACTCCGCCAAGCCCCTTTAATAGCAAATAGCTGACCGTCTCGTCTTCCATACACCAAGGTAAATGTATGATTGGCGGCAAAGAAGCTACTAATCATACTGTATAGCTTCCAGAAGCCACTCTCTTTAGGCAAGATCAGCCCATTGATTGATTGAGTGTAGGTAGACAGTCGCTGGCGAATCATTTCGCCGCCATCAGTATCGGTGTAGTCTATGTCTGAAGTATCGAGGTCTGGTCGTTGCAGTAGATCATTGTCAGCACTTAGTCTTACCTCAGAACCGGTAAGATCAAGCCGCTCGCCATCATCTCTTACCACTGCCACCAAGCTAAATTTACCACGCAAGGTTATCATCCCATCACCCTCCCTTTTTGCAAGGCGATTATTTTACTAATTTCGTCAGCAAGCTCTTTTGGATCACGATTATAGCCGTTAATGTTAATAGTCTGATATAACGTATTGCCAGCGCTGCCAGTCGTGTTTATGTCATTCAGCTTGTCGTAGCCAATCTTACGCGCAGATGACGCCTTAATGACATACTCGCCGTTTGAGAGTAGCATTGGAATTGAATCGCTAGTTGGACCACCAGGACCAAATACTGGACCACCCTTAGCACGCTTGCCCAACTTAAAGCCGGATAAGTTGACTGGATTAGCCTTTACGCCAACCGCCTTTAGGGCGTTGCCGATACCAGGAATATTGATGATATTATTAATCACTTTATTCAGCGAATCTTGAAGCAAGTCAATCATTCCATCTAACAAGCCAGCAGTAAAGTTGCGCGTGATGCCGTAGCCAGTACCATACCAGTCCTGTCCACCAACAGAACTGATCAAGTTAGCGATAGAGTTGATGATTTTGGATATTCCATTCGATATAGAATCCACCACGCGCGATATAGCATTACCAGCACTCTCAATTACGCCGCCGATTGAATTGAACACGTCGGTCAGGCCGCCGGCTACTGCATTTGTAAGCGGGATAACAGCTTCATTAGTTAGTCTGATTATAGTGGTAGTAACCGCCGACAGCACGACCAAAAACGTTCCCACCAAAAAGGCTGCCAGCGGGATTACTACCATATTCAGAAAATCTCTCAGCCCTGGCGATACGATACCCAAAGCTCCGCCAATCAACAGGATTGCGGCTGCCACACCGGCAGCGGCTGCAGTAAATGACAGCACGCCCACCAGCACATCCGGTGATGCCAAAGCCTTAAAGAATCCAGCAACAGTCTCGCCTGCACCCTTGAAGAACTCTTTTACCGGCTGCCAAGCACCCTGTATGGCACCACCAGCCAAAGTCCCCATCTCCTTAAAAAAGTTAGCCATGCTCTTACCAAAAGTGAACTCCTTAGGCGATTTTTTTACCGCAGACGATAGCTTATCTACGCCACCAGCTACCGTGTCAGCAGATGTGCCGACTGCGCTGCCTGCGCCCTCCATTGTTTTCGTCACAGCATCAACTGAACCTTTAGCAGCCTTCAGATCTTTGAATTTACCTATCAACGTCTGAGCGCCGCCGATGACGCCAGTGAAAATACCCTTACCTAGTTTTGCCCAAGGCTTTAATGTATCAAGTGCAGAACGCGCACCGCCTGTAGCTATCTGCAAGGCCTTGAATCCAACAGCCAACTTTACAATATTAGCGATTAGCTCTGGATTATTTTTAGCAAAGTCAAATAGCTTGCGAATAGTATCCACAGCGTCTTTTAATCCCTGAGCTAATTCTGGCGATTGCTTTTTAATCTCCTCAAAAACAGTCTTCAGCATGCTTTTTATGACCGGTGCCAAATTCTGTAAGAATTGCTTTGCGCTGGCTAGGAATATATTAAACGACTCTTCAAAATTACCGTTTGGATCAGCCAGTGATGTTAGCATATTATCAAAAGCAGCTTTAGCAGCATTAAAACTACCGCTAATTGTCGATGACGCTTCCTTGGCTGAAGTGCCAGTAATATCAAGCTTAGTTTGAATATTATGTATAGCCTCGATAACCTTATCAAACGGGATACTGCTGACGTTTTTAGCTGTCGCCTTAAACGTCTTACCCATCACACCACTATCGTTGATAAGGCGCGCCATCTCACTTGCAGTACCACCATAACCCAGCTTCAAGTTGTCGAGCATGGTATAGTTGTTCTTTGCAAATCCCTGATATGCGTACTGAATTGATTCCATCGACGTACCCATTTTATTTGCATTGTCAGCCATGTCAGTGATAGCCATGTCTGCTATCTTCGTGGCTTTAGCGGTATCACCCTTTAATCCCTGTAATAGCGACGCGGAAAAACTCGTAACAGTATCCATATACTGATTAGCTGATAACTGAGCTGTTTTGTATGCGTTCTTTGCGTATTGGACCACCTCACCCGAATTCTTCTTGAAGAGTGTTTCCACGCCACCAACAAGCTGCTCATACTCAGCGAACTGCTTAACAGCATATGTAGCAATACCCCCCAATCCAACCATCGCGCCAGCTGCTAGTGACTTAAATTTAGAGAACGCTTCATCAGACCGTTTGCCAAACTCTGAAAATGCCTCACCAAAAGCCGCTTTAGATGATGCTAAAAAACTGCTCTTAAATTTAGAGCCAAAGTTATTACTGGCACCATCACCAGCGTCACCAAGTGCTTTTTTGACGTCGTTAGAAACCCCTTTGAGAGAGGGCTTTATCTGAATCCATGCTGTACCGATTGAAGTTGCCATAAAAAATGCGAATAAATAGTTTATTTATCCGCATTTGCCGCAAGCGTGGCGTTGTAATGGTTATATTATATCATATGCTGAGGTTTTTGACAAAAGACCCCAGCCAACCTGGCTTAGTCTTCAACGCGCCAGCAGTTCGCTTGTCAGCAGCCTTAATCATCACTCGTTGACGAAATGCCGTTGGCTCTGTCATAAGCTCAAAGTTGCCCTCAAAACCAAACTCCACTACAAATTGCGCTCTCACCGTGTCCAGAATACGATTCATGTTCTGCATCTGGATCTGTGCTATGCCTGGATTGTTGCGAAGTATGTCCGCGCCGCCCGATTTATCAAGAATAAAATCTACATTTGACATATCTACATAATATCACATAGTATATTATTTTGCATTTTGAGTATACTATTGTTACAATAAATGCAAGTTTTAAGATAAAAGAGGATATTATGTCTACAGAGTTTCAAGAGAAAGCTTGTGAAAAAGCATTACGCGAATATCGCAAAAAATACTTAACAAAAAAGGAAAACCTCAATGCTGATGAATCAACAGCGCGATTGATGGTTAATAGTTTGCTCAGCACTGTGCTTGGGTACACATTAATTGACGAGATAAAGACTGAGCATATGATACGCGGTACCTACGTTGATTATGTCGTACAATTAAACAAGAAGATTCATTTTATTGTTGAAGCCAAAGCAACTTCTATCGATCTAAATGAACGACACTTAAAACAAGCGGTTGACTATGCCTCAAACGAAGGCGTTGACTGGGTCATTCTGACAAATGGTCGCTGTATTGAGTTGCACCGTGTCATTTTTGAGAAGCCGATTCGCTCGCAGCGTATCTTCGCATACGACCTGACAAATCTGTCAACAATCCGCACTGCTGCTAAGCACCTGGTCAACCTTACTAAGAAATCTGTATTGAAAGGCGACTTGGACAAGTACTGGAAGCGATTTGATGCATTGACCGAAGACAATATGAGAAAAGCCGTCAAGTCACCTGATGTCGTTCGCAGTTTGCGCCTGTTTATTAAGAAAAAGTCAACAATCAACTTCACCGACGCTGAAATTGCTAAGGCTCTTGATAAACTGATCAGCTAGTCCTGATATTGCGCGTTCGGGTTCAGATATTGCCATAAATCTTTTAAGTCGTCCTGCTCTTCTGCTTGCTGTTTCTTACGGTCTTTATCAAGCTGTTTGCGCATTTCAGCAACATACTCTGGCTCAAACTTCTTCATAGCTTTAGCAGGCTTAGCAGTTTTGCGCTTATTCATATTATAAGTCAATGTTGTGAGTATATTCAGCTCTTGTAGTATTTGACTCAACGTTTCGTCGCGCCATGTCCAGCTAGCTGCTGGCAATAGCTTGCGAAAAATCCTGCTTTCTACTGGCAAATTCTCAAATAGCCTAGCATAGCGTAAGAAACCGCTTCGACGTCCGTTGGTATCCGGGCAAGCTTCTAATAAGTTCAGATGATAATATTGTTGGAAATCAGCTTCAACTAGACTAAATTCTTCCACGAACGCCGTTGCGCTCGATTGCCAGCTTTTGGGAAGCATTCGTCCACCTTCGCAGTAATCTCTAGTAGCGCTTTCTGCGAGAAGTAACCATACTCTTTCTCGATATAAGCACGAATGTCATCATAAACCTTATCACCGCCAATCAACGCCATGTACATAGTCACTAGCTCAGAGATATTGCCAGTTCGGTGCGCTTCAGATAAGTCACTAATGAAATCGAAGTCGTCCATTAGCTGCATATTGACATCAACCGTGTATCCATCCCAAAGTTCAATTGTCTTTTTTGGCTCACTCGCCATATTATCCCTCCATAAGAATTACGTGATATATATTATAACAAAAAAACGACTATTTTGCAAGTCGTTTTTCTGCGTGTACTCTTCCCAGCCTCTAGGATTTCTTAGAGTAGTACTCCTTTACATACACCAATTTACCAGCAGCATCAGCAAACTTATACGCAGTCAGAGATACCGGCACGGTGATAGCATCTGAGTTATTGAACGTCATGTCACCAGATCGATCAGTAAACTGTGCATCGCCTAGGATTTGACGGTGACGTCGGACCCCACCACTGTTAGTCTCTATAGTTTCGCAGACAAACACACCGTGAGGTAAGATTTCACCAGTATCATCAATGGTGATTGCGCCATCAGTTTCAATCTTGACATTTCCCCTACCATAGCGGAACTGCAAGACTGATACACGCGATGACTCTAGCAGGTTAAACGTAAAGTTACGTCCGTAGCTTGTCTGGTTGCGGGCGACAGTCTCAGGACCCCAAGCCTTAATGTCATCACCCTCTTCTGCCGTTGTTGAAGTCAAACCATCTTCAGTCACATAACCCAGATTCACAAATTCGCTTGCGAGTGGCGTGGTGGCGTCAGTTGGTAGCGTTGTACCCAGAGGCGCCCAATATAGAGCGCCTTTCGGGTTAGGCAGACCGATCGCAATATTGCTCTTGTCGTTGCCCATGTTACGCCGCCTTTACAACAGCAAACGCCTTAGTGTCCAAAATCTGGAAGCCAAACGGCAACTCCATGCGGATACCAATTTGGTTGTGTCCAGCCAAGTCTTTGCCTGTATTATCAAAGTCACCAGCTGTGTGAACGCGCCATTCAGCTACTCCAGCGAAGCCGAGAAGCAATTGACTCCAGTCACCAAGCACCAGCTTAGTTTTCTTGTCACGCGCAACTTCTGGTGATGTTGCAGCAGGTTTTCCGGCCAACATATTGCCACTCAAGCCGAACACACCCAACTCTGGATATTTCTTCTGGTTACCCTCGATAACTGTCGAGAGCAGCTTGGATGCATCACTTGAAATAGCCACACCGTTGATATTCTGCTCCGCCAGCTCTGTTACAGCCGTAGCAAAGTCTGTATCAAGAGTTGTCGCAGTAGTACCGGTTGTCGGAACTAGAATGCTTGAGCCAGCTTTAGTCATATAGGTGGTTAGCTCAGTGTCAACTGTGCCAGTAGATGGATTCATACCATGTAGCACGATAGTATCCAAATCTAACCCCAACGACTTTGTTAGCCAGTTGTCAACTAGGCGGCTAATAAAGTCAGCCTGTTTTGCTTCTGTCCAGCGCATAAACTCTTCAGTGACGCGCTGCGAATAGACCAGCTTCGCTGTCGTGAACGGCTTAGATACTACCTTGCGTCCGTTGTCAGGCTTTGCACCGCCTTCGTGGACAAGCGCACCGCGAGCGCGACCTTCCATCACGAACGGCTTGTTTTCACCAATATTAATAGTCGGTGTTTCAGGAACTAAAGACAATACAGCCCCTGAGAAAGTACCGCCAGTTGAGAACATCTTATCAAGCGGCTCAGCAATATCAAGTGTGTGCAGATCAGTTACTGCCATAATATTACCCTCCTTGGATAATAGTTAGGTTAATTAGATTGTAACCTTTACACCTGTACGCGTCTGAATTGCGCTAGCCTTACCTGGTTGCTGTCGGTTCGGTGCGGTTGCTCCGCCTCCAAACTTTTCTTTCAAGTTGTCAGCTTCTTTGCGCATATCTTCCTCGGTGCCAGTACCAAGATATTTCTCAGTGCCAGGCTTGAAGCCATACTCAGCGGCAATGGTCTTCTGTAGAATTGTCGTCTCTAAATCTTTGTTCTTCGACGTCAAATCGTCAATCTGAGGTTGATATTTTTCCTTAGCGTCTTTCTCAGCCTTTTCAGTGATAGTGTTTGTAAGTTCGTCAAGCACTGATTTTTCTACGTCTTCGCGAATCTTTGCTGATTCGTTCTTGACCCAGCGCTCGTGGCGTTCTTTGAACATATCGTCTGTGTTGACTTCTGTAAATTCGCCTGCGTCGTTTTTGGTGTAATATGTCACCCTTTTATTCCCTCCGTCAAAAGTATACGTATCAATATTATAATACATACTTTACAAAATCACAAGCCATAATCATAGTATTTATTTAGTTTTTGAATCGTTCTGTAAATTATCAACGATGCTCGTGATAACTTGATCAATTTCACTACTCGATAATCCTGCATTACGCCACACCGACCGTTGCATCACGATACCTGGCGCCACCTGCGCGACCTTATTTAGACCGTCGCCAAATTTGCTGATATCGGACCGATAAATTGGCAACCAAACCGGTAAAACAGCGTCAAGCTTCTGCCGTAAATTTTCGTCTATTTTCGTCACGTTATTCTTGTACATCCATAACGTCATTGCGAAGTGCTTCAGCTGATTACCGATTTCTTTCTGCCACTCAATGATCGCTTCGCGTAGATCATCGCCGACAATCTCCAATGATTCAGGCGACTGCGGCGCGTTGCTTGACAGCCCCAAATTATTCAACGACAGCTTCGTATCAGCACAAAAATTACGCGCTGACATCAAAAGCGAATCGTTAAACGGTGCCATAGCGTGCTGCGCAAACTGCGCCACTTGCGGTATCTGACCATTCTCGTTCGACGTAATTTTTAGGATATCGCCCGTCTGCGACTTGATCACATCAACGTCTGTCTCGTTATCGACACCCAATAGGATATCGACTTTAGTGTTGTAGTGGTACGCCGCAATAATAGCCTGTCGAACTGTACGGCTAGCGTCAATCAATGCATCGCGAGACGACCGAACCAGCACCGTCCTACCAAACGGCTGGCGTGTCGTCGCCTTGTGTGTCAGCATTGTCATCAATGGACGTCCAGTGCGATTATCGTATGAGCTCAGAGTCTCGTTCTCACACACTATCGTTTTGTCCCTAAAGAACTGCATATAGCTGTCAGGACCATCGATAATGCTCGGTGTACTACTGCGGCGGAACACCGCCACGCCAGACTTCAGATTTTGCGTATACCAATCGTACACGCCTGTCGCCTCCAGCGCAGTAAACGGCATCACCTTGTCGCCCGCCAAAGCCAAAAAGCCGATACCGCACACCAAAATATCTTCCTTAAGATTATCAAACGCCTCGCGGACCTTGTATTCATCCAATATCTCATTCAGTCCGATAGTATCATTTTCAAACCTATCAAACCGCGTTTTGTTTGCGCGCATCTCAACAGCACGTCTGCCCCAGCCGACATGTTGCCTAGCGATTGATCGTGCAATTTTACTCGTCTCGTAGTCGCTGTAGCTGAACGTACCATCATAGAACGGATATTTACCAACCGATTTATTAAGCTGTGAATAAACCCACTCCCAGTTATCCAGTATCATCACCTAACTCCCCTCAATACACCAATCTGCGATTTACCCGATATCTTACTCAACCCCAGCATCTGTAGTTCGCTTTTCTTAAAATATAAGTCGCTAGCAGGATTAGTAAATGTCATGCTTTCTGAATATGGGCTTGCTGACTGTGACCATTGAGTAGCTGGTGGCGCATCCGCAGGCGTCAGCATGGCACGCTTCACGGCCGACAACACTACAAAGCCTACCGAATCAGCAAATACTTTACTAGAGTCGTTTTCAATAATCTCATCCAGATCAATATTGTTGTTTTTAGCGATCAGCCGCAACTGAGCAGATGCTGCATGAATAAGCGCCTCAGCCCGCCTTTCCTCGTCAATATCCAAGGCTCGCCATATTTCGGCTAATTTTTCTTTAGTGGTAAAGTCTTTGAGTTCTGCCATAAAAAATGCGAATAAATAGTTTATTTATCCGCATTTGCCGCAAGCGTGGCGTTGTAATGATTATATTATATCACTTTTTCTTACTTTTGCCAGCATCTTCAGTTTCGACTTCAGCATCAGATTCAATTTCGGAGTCTTTATCATCGGAAGCCTCTACGAGCTCTCCCTCTGGCTTCACTACTTCCCAAGCAGATTCAGCAATGATAGTGTCATCCATCACTTCAATTGTTTCGCCAGATTCTTTGTTACGAATAATCATTATAATACCCTCCTTTGGTTATTTACTATATTATACCATTTTATACACATGTCCACAACAGAATGTCTTAATATATCCGCTGCGCGATGCAATATCTATCCCACCTAGACGGCGTATTTTCTTTAATCAGCGGTACAGTCGTACCAACGACGTGATACGAGTGTCCTTTGTAGTCAAACCACGCGCCATCGACAGTCTCGCTGCTCGTCTTCGGGATATGAACCATCACCTCAGGCTTAGCTGCGGTCGGCGTACTCGTCTGCGACACCAAACAATCCTTGATCGTAAAGCTCGAAAGTGTTCCGTCCTCATTAGGTCTGTTCTTAAATTCAATATCTATGCCGATCATAGTTATCCTTTCTTAAAATTCTTTAGCACGCCATTACGCGAATTATAACCACTCACCTCAAACACACAGTCGCATTTGTGGTGCCGCTTGAAATCATCGCTCGTCGGATTAACATATACTCCAGCTTTTTTCTGGCACCAAGCGCAGTCTGGCTTGCCGACATTAGCGCGCCGTGTCAACGTTGGGTGTTTTTGCATAGACTTTGCATTCTTAAAAGCTTCGTGCTGCGCCGTCGCCAACACCACATCACAATACTCTTTTAGTAGCATCGCGGCGGTCTGCCGATTCAGCGCGCTGTTGCGCACAATCTTCACCGCCAGTCGTTCCGCCTGATCAGCCATCTCCGCACTATACCCGCCACTTAACATTGCCGCTGATCCAAACACCTCGCTTGATAGTGAATACAGCTTGCCATGCAGCTCGCGTCCAGTCTGCTTCAGCACATCCGCTACCAACTCTATTTTTTTATCTGGCGAAATACCCTCATGTAAAATAGCCGCTATAGCCTTATTAATATCGCCAGCAACATCCAGCGTTATTTCTGAAAAGTCCACGCTCGTATCCCCTTGATGATATTATCTACGGTAGCTATAACCTTTTTTGAAAACTCTGGTGTCGGTTCTAAAAACTCAGCGTCATCCATCGCCTTTAGCTCGTCAATTTTCTTACTCGCCCAGGCAACCGACTTGTTGTCGGTATCCTCCAACACCACACCTTTGCGTAGTGCCAGATCAGCCAAATAGTCACGCTGTCCCTCCGTCATAATACCCATATTATACCATCATCTACCCCTTAAATCAATCACCCGCGCACCCGCCAGAAAAACTCGTTTTTTTTCTCGCGTGAAAATAGCCCCACTCACCGCGCTTGGCGCCTCTGGGACCGGGATATACACCCTCCCCGCCATCATAAAATTATACTATGTCAATATTTTTACAAAAGTATCATACTATTTTATAATAAGTTTATGGCACAGCGTAGGAAGTATGCAACAGCTAAAGATCCACGACGACAGTTCCCAAAACTGCGAGAGGATTTGCGCAAAAGAGTTTATGCTATGCAAGATACTTGTGGCATTTGTGGTCGCGAAGTCGACAAGACTTTAGCCGCAGGTAGCCCGATGTCACCAGAGCTAGACGAGATCATACCAGTTTCTCGTGGCGGTTCACCTTATGATATAGATAACCTACAGCTCACTCACAGGATATGCAACAGGCGCAAGGGGGCAAAGATGCCGGGGGATGATTTGCCGGATGATATCAACCCTACCCCAAATTCAAGAGCTTGGTAGGGTGGGGTTTGTTTTAGCAAAAGGAAAAGCGCTCTGACAAACAGAGCGCTCTATAACAACGACTGCAAATTACAACAATCGCCCAGCTATAATACTACTTTTTAAGCGATTGCTCAAGCCGGTAGTTTATCTCACCGGTTATGCTGCGACCATTTTCAGCAGCTAGCACAACTAAGCGTTCATATACTTCCTGCTTGATTCGTACATTATAAACTGGCGCAGGTATCTCAACCTTAGACTTGATAATCTTGCCATTCTTTTTTACAATTTGGTTTACTATTGGCATAGCATTTCCTTTCTTTTTAGAGGACCTTAGCGCCAAGCGAGGCGTTAGTTTTATATTAAGTTTATCTTATTCTCTATCTGGTAGGCGATCGCCTCTTGGTCTAACACCTCTTTTAATTTATTGAGCGTGTTCATCACCTTTGAGTGTTCGTCTGACAGATAAAGTATTGCTGTTTGTTCAGTCTCACCCCTCCAACATCCGATGACTGGATTTTACATACATTTTATGAAAAAAGTCAGAGATTTTTTGGTGAACCTGTGGAAAACTCTAGGACTGACCGATATTGCCAAGCACTTTCTGCCAGCGATCAGCTCTCATCTTTTTATCCTTAGCAGTAACCTGTTTTTTCGGAAATACCTTTTGCCCCCAAAAAGCAAACGTTGCAGCGTCGAGCGGCGCGGTCGATAATTTATCAGTCATACTCTCCCAACCAAAGCCACCATATCGACCAAATGACCGCTCTTTTGTTATACGGACCGTCTGATTCAATAGCGGTTGGTCGTAGTGAGATAATTCGCCTCTGTCAATAGCATCTCTCATAAACTGATGTGCTGCCACCACCTCTTTCATAGTCGGCAGGATGATACGCTTTTTAGGAATGCCAGCCTTTGTAAGCTCCTCAAATAGTATCGGCGCTCCAGTCGCTCCATCAAGTATGATTACTGCTGCTTGCCTCCAACGCTCGATCAACCATTTTGATAGACGATGGAACCCCTCACTCATCGGACGACTCATCACCACCTCGACATGCACACGACCATCTTTTAGTGGCTGTGCAACTACTAGGGACCACGAGCTTCTATTTGGGGGGAACTTTACAGAATATACAGGCTTAAAGCCGTCATCAAAGTCAGGTTTCTCAGTAGCAAGTTCATCCCAGTCTGTCTGTTTAATCGCTCGCTTATTATCAATACCATCCCACCAACCAAGCCGCATACGATTAAAATCATCTATCGTCATACTATCAGCTTCAGTCTGTATCACTTTTTCAAGCAAAAATATGTTCAGCGAGGGATTAGTGTCCAACCAAGCTTCCTTGTCATGCACGTCAGTAATCTTTTCAACACCCCATTCAGTCCAAACACCAGCAGCACCTTCTAGCTTATTTCGTCTATTTCTGGCAAACACCTCACCGACAGTTTCAGCCATTGGTGGCGTTCCGGCGTAGATAATTTGAGGATTGCCTGTCTTAGCTGATGCAGTCGTTGGCACCAACGCTGATTGATGTGAATCAAGCATCTCTGCAGCCTCATCACATATCAGATCATCGTTAGTAGATCCCAAACCACCCATACGCGTCCTAGTGTAGAAATGATACTCAGCGCCGTTCAAAAATTCGATAAACTTATAGTTCCTTGGCTTTTTACGGAATCTCGGCGTTAATAAATTGAATATTTCTTGGTGTTCATTTTCATAGAAAAAATCTTGCACACGTTTAATAACAACATCAACTGTATTCTGTTGTTGAGCAGTAAACAGTCCTTTAGCTTTGCGAAAAATAATACCATAAATAATCCGCGCTACAATAATCTCAGTTTTGCCATTTTGGCGAGGCACGCTCAAGCCGCAATCAAGATTGACAAAATTACCGTCCTCGTCCTCAGCCAGCCAACGACGCAGTACCAAACGCTGCCATTCAAGCAGTGCCATACCATATTCATCGAGCAGCTCAAATAAAAGCTCGGCTTTTTCAGTATTGCCAGGACTGTATAAATCAATCCGCGGTATTTGGTTATTTTTTTGCTTTTTTCGCGGCATTAGAGGTATCCTTAATCACCTTTTTATTTTTCGTCGCTCCTACAGCCTTAGGTGCGGTTTTAGCCTTTTTAGATGTAGATTTGGTTGGTTTTTTTGCTTTTTTCGCGGCATTAGAGGGCGCTGCCGCTTTTGCTAGGACCTTTTCCAGGACCGAACCAGATTTTGGACGACGGGACCGAATATTCTGCAGTTCTTTTCTAAAAATATTGATATTCTGCGACAACCTCGCCACTTCCTGTTGTGAAATACTTGACGAGGTGAGCTGTTCAACGTTTTGACGGATCAAGCTTTCATAAAACTTCTCGTCATCATCACCGATCGCAAGATCCATAATGTCAGTTTCAATCTCTTTGTCGAGCCTGCCCTTATAAAGCTTGTCCATTTTGCCAGGATTATCAAAGATATCAATCCAGCGCATGGCAGCCGCATATCCATCGCCAGGAAGTCTCGTTTTTAGTTCTTCTATAGAATCAATCAGTTCAGCAGCAGGTATTTTTCTAAAAAACTCTAACCATTCATCATAGCCATAATTTTCAGTGCCTTCCAAATTCATCACCGCTGCCCTCCAATATAACTTTTATTATTATAACATAAATCAGCTATTCCGCCAGCTCTGTTATAGTCACTTCCACACGAGGATTTTTTCTATCAACACCGCCAAAACTTATTATCAGGCGGTTAACTATTCCACAGCAATCATCTTCTAAATAACCAGCATCGACTAGCAGGTCGAGTATACTACTTGCCATATTATCGAGATCGTGACGGATTCTGTCCTTATTATAAAAAACCATCATTACTTCTAAGGGACCCTCCCATTTCATGTTTCTAAACTTACTAACCTTAGAGAAAAGACATATCTCTTTCATGGCTGCCTCGTGCCAATTGTTAAATTTCTCGCTGTTGGCAATAAATCTATTACCAGTGCGTGAATTTTTCAAAATCCGTTTATTATTTTTCTTACTAGGCACTTGACCTGCGATATCGAAGTTAATATCACGCATCTCTCAAAGTCCCATAATGATCACTTGGTATTTTATTATCTTGACCAACAATCTTAATGTCGTTGACGTCTACAAACTCCGCTCCACAGGCTGCGGCTACTTGATGATATTTGTCTTCAAAGTCGGTTACACTAAGTTCTATAGTTTCAAGTACAACATCGGTAAACTCATTTGGTGCAGACACTAGGATTGCTTTTCGGTTTTCAGTGTTGTCGCCGAGATAAATTAGTTTTTTAGGGTAATAGCCATTGCTTATCATAGCACGTCCTCCGCCTTGATAATTTCAATCTCTGATTTATCAACAGTGCTATCAGCGTTATAAATCTCATCGGCGTAGTACTCTATAGTGTCTGCAAAACCTGGTTTCGATACAACACTATCCCTCGTGGCAGCCTTTTTGGCTTCATCTTGAGTTTCAGCTTCAACAAATACAGTACCTTCCTGTACTACTCGAACTTTTACTTCGTAAATCATTAGACCCTCCCTCTGTCCAACACTGATTTTTTTAATATCCTGGTAGCTTCATCTACGAACTGGCTATAAATGGCTGTCTCTCTGGCTTTGATCATTCGCTGCAACTTAAAGTATAGATCGTCAGGATCGAGCTTTGAATTGAGCCAGTCTTCAAACATATCACCATTGAAATAGCCGTCCTCAGCTGCCCACGGGAATACTAGCTTAGGTTTTTGTGTCGATTCACTTGACTTGGCTTTTTTGCGTGTCATGATGAATTGATCTCCTTTATCTATGTCCACAAAATTAGTGGTTTAGTTGATATTCGTTATTTCATCCACGTTTCGCCGTCGTCGTATGGATTGACGTAGTTTACAAACTTGTGGCAATTAGGACACATTGAGGCAGCATCAGGGTAACCTCCGACACGATACGGCTTTAGAGATGCCTGATATGCTTTCCAGTTTTTACTGTCGCCACAGATAAGCAATATCTCGTCATCGCAACAATCACGCTTTACCATCCATTTATTAGTGCCCATATTGTCTGTGTAGTCAAACACCCAATTGCACCATTCGACTTTAGGGGTCATTATTCTATCTCCCTTCCATTTTTAACAAGCTTAAGATATTGTCGAGTTTTTCTACGGAATACTCGGTTAGCCATCACATATACAGCTTTACATCCGTCCTCAAACTTACAGCAGAAGCCCTTGGTTCCCCACACTTTGTAACGTTTTGCTGATTTAATTCTAGGCATTATCGTATTCTTTTACTGCCTTAATGATTTTTTTAATTGCCCAATGTCCAGCTACGATTAAGCCAGTGATAAAAATAGCGTGCGGTACTGCTTGTAAAATCCAAACTAACGTTTCCATTTCGTTTCTCAATCCAATTTATTAAGTACAATCTCGTATTCGCCATCATCAAGCGTAATCTCTGCGCGTCTGCCATCTGATATTTTAAGTATTTCTACTATAAGGCTAAGAGCTAAATTCACTTTAATATCTGATGGGGCTTGTACCCACATCACCTCTATTGGATGTATTGAAAACATACAATCCCTCCTATTTAGTTATATGTTCTAATTTCAACCGCATAACTGGGGCAAGGCGACACCAAAGTGTATATCATTGATTAATTACTTTAAGGCTTGATGTCGCCAGTTGATAGCACCAAATGATAGTTGTGTAGAATAGAAAAATAGGCATACAATTTTTTCCCAGTAAACAAAAAAGGTGCGTTGGTGCTACCAGTTGAACAGACGATACACGTTGCACTGCAGGTTGCTTCAATTCCAGCTCACAACGTTTCACGGTTTGAGACAGCGCACCGGGCGGGTGTGGTGCGCCGACAGAAAGGAGTTGTGCATATCATCTATCCAGTTCTGCGGTTGATGTTAATGTTCTAAACCATTTTTCCCAAGTGGGGAAATTGGTTTCAAGTGGGTACGATTTGTACCCATTTACTTTCGTTTACTGATGCGACCGCCCTTTTTACCAGCACACTTCTTCACGAAGTGAGGACCGTCAATTAGATCGCAATCACATTCAATATCTTGCGCAAATCCTCCCGTTTTACCGTTTCTTCCGCCCTTTGCGCCGATTTCTGCGTAAAAGTTCGGATTATTCGCTAGGTTTTTCTGAGCGGCTTTCAATCCGCCCTGTTTGGTTCCTGCCATTTTTTAGTCCTCCTTAATTCCGAGATAAGCTAACCAATCTTCTCTGTTTTCACTGATAGACCTTTTAGCTTCTTCTTCGGTTGCGTAGCGTACAGGTTCGCCGTAGTCAATATAATCAATAGGTACAGCGAGTAGCCTATCGTCCTCGTGGTCATAGCCGACAAGCCAGCCGCCGTTTCCATTTTCAAAGTCTGGCTTAAAGTCTGATGTTCGGCGTAGTCTGACTTCGGCTAATTCGCGGTCGCGTGCTTTTTCGCACTCTTCTTCAGTGCGGAATACTCTGCCAGTACGCCAAGCATTGTAATCACGTAACATTCCAGTATAATTTGCTGGTCTTATATTGGCATTCTCAAGAATAAAACACCTATCGCCAATTTTAGGCTTCCAATGAATACTATCTACTGGTTCTTCAATTTTCTCGAACCACTCTGTGAGAATATTCGGAAACTTTTTCAGGGTCGTTTCGTGGTAAATCATTATTATTAAGCCCGTTTCTGTGGTCTTTTGATTTTCTGGAGTACCAGCAATAAGATTTCCCGTTTTAGAGATATATGCCAACTGTCCAGCTTTGAATGTTGGTAAATCTTTAAGTAGTTTATAACGTTTCATGCTTTTTCGCTCCTTTCTTAAACACACAGTATAGAAAAGTAAACATAATCATAACCAACTCTGCTAAAAGTTCAAGAGTACTGAGAGCATATATCACATATACACCACCTGTAGTATCATCAGATATTTTGAACCCCCATATGAGCTCCGATAGTTTCATAGTTATGAATACGAACATCATTTCTTCTCCTTAAAACAGTTCCAATTGCGTGGCGTAAATTGCACGGCTAGCTAATATCTGATTTATACGATGGATTGTACGCTCACTCTCGTTCAAGTCGTTTAACGCACCTTCTTTCATCTCTAGTAAGTCTACTGTGTCGACCTCATCTAATGACTGATAATCATCTTCGTAGTAAGGGTTTACTTCTTTCTCCACTTCTTCTCCTCCTTCATCCATTCTTCGTCTTGCTTAGCTATTTCGCGCTCTGAGATAGCTACAAGAATTAGAATTAGTGCTATGAATAGTATCCAAATCAGTATGTACATGCTTTTCTCTCAATATCTATAAGCCAATAACCCAAATTAATAATTTAACAATAGCCGCACCCAGCAGCGTGGACACCAACGTCGTCAAGATTACTAAAACACCCGCTGCAAAATACTGTATTTTATCAGCAAAATCTTTATTGTTATCCATTTTTAATACACAATCCTCTCTCTTAAGATATAGCCCCTATCCAGTACGATTTCTATAATTTCGGCATGATGTCGTTTATGAGACTTCTTCACTAGTCGGGCGGCTCGGCGGTTTTGACAATAAATTCTCCGCATACGACCTTTATAGTCAAACCACTGCACAAAATAAATATGACGATTAAACAGTTTACTCTGAAATACGTCTTTAGTGTCAGAAAAAGAATCTTCTGGCTTAAGCAGTAGTTTTATTTTTTTCCAAATCATAAACACTTTTGTATTCCTCTCTTTCTTTAAGCCCAATGCGGTACAAAATACCTTTTAGTTTCGTCGTACCGGCAAACGAATATCCGCAATCAAAGCCATGCACTTTGTAGTGATAGAAAATTGATTGCAATAGGACCATTTCTTGCAAATCGTTCTCGGCTTCATGTTCGTAGATCGTAGCCCATTTTTTGCCATTGCTACGTCTTCCAACACCAACCACGGCTTTTGCATGTCCCATCAAATCAAATTCGATGACGTGCTGCTCATCTTTTACGATAGTCCTGGCTGACATTCCAGGTACAAGATCGTCTGACCATATCGTAAATGGATCATCCATTTTACCCCCTCCATTTCTTATAGATATTTGAGATATTTTCCGCTCGTATACACCGACCACGCTTTATACCCTTGCCCTCGCCAAACGTGATAGGCACAGGCAATATTTGTAGCCGGATCATGACTATCACAGCGTTCGCGTCCAGGCAAAATCCTTACCTGAAATAGCGAGACTGAATAGCCATATGTTCTTCCGTTTTGCGTGAACGTCAGGCTCGTGTCGCCCGTCACATTCGGATCGCATCCGCTTTCAGCTCTCATAATCGCTAACATAGTGCGTACGGCCCAGTCGTATTTCTCAAGTAAAGGTTGAAACCTTTCGCAGCCACCTACACGCCCTGCCTCCACAGCAGGTTTTTGAGGTGTAGGCGAGGCTTCAACCTTTGGTGCGGCTGTTTCCTTGAGCGACGGTTGCCGCTTCTCCGTCGCTACTGTTTTGACACTTCAACTTTGACATTCTTGACGATTGTCGCAGCTTCAGCTTTGACTTGTTCAGTCTGATGTTTCTGATAGTACATACCGCCGATAAAAGCGATAATTCCTGTAATTAAAATCGTGATGATGATAGTTTTGATAGTTTCAATATTAAGTTTTTTCATTGTTTTTCTCCTTTTTATTATTACTTTCTTCTAAGCAGCCAGCGGTGGACACGTTGACATTTCGATTTCAATTACGCGAGTAAAAGTAAGACGAAAAATGTTAGTTTTTGGGTATAAAATTAACACTACATAGGTGGACACGCATCCACCACTGGCTGCTCATTTATTCTTATTAAAGCCAAAGTAACATCTACTAAGAATTTGCCTACAATCTCCCTCGCTCATCTTTCAATCATCTCCGTCAAGACTAATCCATTTATTTCTCCGGATGGCTAAAAGAATTCAGCTTCTGATATCAGCTTAATCTCAATTTGTGCTACGTTGTTAAAGTACTTTATTTCGCTCAACAGCATGTCTAATCGCACATCAGGCATGCTCTATAAGAGAAACAAAGCAAAACAGAAAAACCCGCTGGCTCTCTACTTCCAGCGGGTTTTGCTATACAACAAAAAAACGTCCTGACAGCTATCAGGACGTTTACCAGAAACTTATTTCAATCGTAGGAACTTGGTGAGGTGCGCCTCCCCATAACTACGACTGTCCACCACA